GTTGTCGTTGATGTCACTTGAGGCTAACAAGACTCTACACCTACCCACCACTGTCAGCACTGAGCAGGAGCGTAAGCAAGCTTTTGATGCCACCATAGGTAATGGTAGAGTGTTTATGTTTGACCACTTTGGATCGACAGACATAGACAACATCGTGTCGCGTGTACGTTACATGGCTAAGGGTTTGGATTGTCGTTACATTTTCCTAGATCACATCAGTATTATTGTATCTGCTCAAAGCAATGGTGATGAGCGTAAGGCTATTGATGAGTGTATGACTAAGCTGCGTATGCTGACAGCAGAGAGTGACATAGCCTTGATATTGGTGAGTCACCTGAAGCGTAAGGAAGGTGTCGGTCACGAAGAGGGTAGTAGTACGTCACTAAGCCAGCTACGCGGCAGTGCCAGCATTGCACAGCTATCAGATATTGTCATAGGATTGGAGAGAGACGGGCAAGCTGATGATTTAATACAGAAAAACACAACACACGTTAGAGTGCTGAAGAATAGATTTAGTGGTGAGACAGGGATGTGTTGCATGTTATTTTATGATAATGTCAGCGGCAGAAGTGTAGAGGTGTTTTGATGGAGTACTTTCTGATGTCGTTAATATTAGTGATGGCAACTGCGTTAGTATATAAAGGGGATGAATGATGAGATGTTTAAGCTGCGACGAAGCGTTAACAGACTACGAACAAACCAGGAGATACGCAGGGACTAAAGATTACTTAGACTTGTGCTTGAATTGCTCAGATCACACAGCTACTATTGATCTTGAAGACAGGACAGGGCTAAGAAGTTTCACAGTTGAAGAACAAGACTATAGGATGGTGGAGCAATGAGTGACAGGGAAGCATTTGAGAAGTGGTACATGTCACGCGGATGGGTAGACACATTCGACCCGCTAATGAAGCATGCTCATGGGGCTTACATAGTCACTGAAACGTGCGAGGCTTGGAGAGCGTGGCAAGCAGCCCTGCAAAGCAGGGAGCCGGTAGTTGATGAAGGCACGACAACACCACCATGCGACTGCATTGAAAATGTTAACGGTAGGTGGGTGCAGAGTTGCGAATGCCGTAACACCGGAGATTTATTATCAGCGCAAGATTGGTGCACTTATAACAACCTGCTGTCAGCAGGTGCGGTAGCAACACAGCAGCCGGCGACCAAACATTGCGCGTGCGAATGGAGCGCAAGCGGAAAGCTTGAGCAGGAATGTATTGGGCACAGAAATCACCGATTGTCTCAAGCCCCGCAGCCGGTGGTTGATGTTAATCAGCAGTTGATAGATGCATTGCTGCCGTTTGTACAAAACAGTTCTGTACAGGCTTTAGTGCCCGTTACTTGCGAAATAGCCGAGGAAGCCCTGCTGAAAGCAGGCAAGGGGGCAGCACCGCAGCCGGTGGTTGATGTTAATGACTTAAAATTACTGATAGCTAATTACGATTTCTTTGAAAGTAATTTTGTTGGGACTGTAGATTTTGACCCTACAGCGGCCAGAAACAGGGTTGTTAAAGCACTGTTGGGATTTTGTAACGCTCGACGGACAGGTGAGTGATGTCAAAGTTAAAAGATTATTTAATTATGCGTAATCAGTATCAAGTTGATGCTAGGATAGCTGAAATTGAATCAACAATCAGAGATCACAACAAACAGCGTGAACGTGAACAAGTGTTAGAGGTTTATAATGAATACGAAGTTAGTGTTAGACATAGAGACCAACCTAAAGCATGACACAATCTGGTGTAACTGTGCTGAAGACGTAGACTCTGGTGTAAAGTACACATCTACAGACGCAGCACACTTCACAGGTGTCATTAAAGGCTATGACAGCTTCATAGGGCATAACATCATAGGCTTTGATGCTAAGGTACTGGGTAAGGTGTGGGACGCTGTATTGCCCTCACAGAGCCTTGTAGATACGTTGGTGATGTCACGCCTATACAACCCTAGCATTGATGGTGGTCACAGTCTTGATGCTTGGGGTAAGAGGTTTGGTAAGCACAAGATAGACTTCACAGACTATGATGGTGGATTAACACCGCAGATGATTGAATACTGTCAACAGGATGTATCATTAACAAAGCATTTGTATAAGTGGTTGACAAAGGCGTTGAATGATGAAGGCTTTAGTGACTACAGCATTGAGCTGGAACACAAGGTAGCTTTGATAATACAGCAGCAGATGGACACAGGGTTTAGGCTTGATCTTGAGAAGGCTAACACGTTGTACAGCACATTGATGTGTCGCATGAAAGTGATTGAACAAGAGTTGCAAGTAGTCTTCCCACCAATAGTTGAGCAGCGAGTATCTGAGAAGACAGGTAAGCCATTGAAGGAGAAGGTGACACACTTCAATCCAGGTAGTCGTCAGCAGATTGCAGAGAGACTGGAGAGTCTAGGTGCTGTGTTCTCTAAAGAAACTGAGAAGGGTAGTACAGTTATTAATGAGGATACGTTAGCTGATATTGATCTACCAGAAGCTAAGTTAGTGGTTGAATACTTGACATTACAGAAGCGTACGTCACAGATTGATAGCTGGCTGCAAGAGGTTAAGGCAGACGGTAGAGTGTATGGTAGAGTCAGGAGCAACGGAGCTGTCACGGGTAGGATGACACACAGCAACCCTAACATGGCTCAAGTCCCTGCTGTGGGTAAGCTGTACGGTGAAGAGTGCAGAGCCTGCTGGACAGTTGATGAAGGCTGTGTGTTAGTTGGTGCAGACGCTAGTGGTTTAGAACTACGTATGCTGGCGCATTACATGGATGATGCAGGGTATACGAAAGAACTCTTAGGTGGTGACATACACACCTCTAATCAACTAGCAGCAGGGTTGCAGACAAGGAGTCAGGCGAAGACATTTATCTACGCATTCTTGTACGGAGCAGGTGCTGAGAAGATCGGTAGTATTGTTGGTGGTAACTCTAGAGACGGTACACGATTGACACAACGCTTCTTAGAGAATACACCAGCACTAGCAGCATTGAAGAGAAGGGTGCAGAAGGAGGCATCTACAGGGACGCTGAAGGGATTAGACGGTAGAGTGCTGCGTGTCCGTAGTGAACACAGTGCATTGAACACATTGCTTCAGGGTGCTGGAGCTATTGTAATGAAGCAAGCGTTAGTGATATTGAATGACAAGATTAACAAATACAAACTACCTGCCAGGTTTGTAGCTAATGTGCATGATGAATGGCAGATTGAATGCACTGCATGGGCTGCTGATGCTGTTGGTAGGTGTGCTGTGCAGAGCATTGTAGAGGCTGGAGAGTTCTTTAACATGAAGTGTCCTCTCGATGGTGCTTACAAAGTAGGAGCTAACTGGGCTGCAACACATTGACACAATTAATGTATTGACACACGTTGTTTGTAGTATCATTATAGAGATGTACCAAATAATTTAACTTAGGAGATGTAGAGATGGATAAGCCATTAGTAGTAAATGCAACAGTGTTCTGGGCTTGCTTAGATCACAAGAATGATATGTCTGGTAAGTATCAAGTAGACCTCACCAACCTCACTGACGCTGCTGTCAAAGAGATTGAAATGCGTGGCATGAAAGTAGCCAACAAAGGTGATGATCGTAATAGCTTCATCACTGTGAAGTCTAACAACCCCATCAAAGCGTATGACACCAGTGGTACTGAAGTAGGCTTTGCTGTAGGCAATGGCTCTAAAGCTAAGTGTGTACTGGGTAGCTACGATTGGACATTCAAGACCAAAGCTGGACGCTCCCCTTCCCTCCTTAAACTTGTCATTACAGACTTGCTTGTCTATGAAGATGCTAAAGAATCTTCATCTTATGACTTGGACGAGGCTGTGTAATTAACATCACGGGTCACATGGAAGTGACCTACTTAGGGGAATACAATGTTGTTAATTGATGCAGACATATTGTGTTACAGGGTAGGTTACTCATGTAACACTGACACACAAGAGAATGCAATAAAGACATTAGATAGTTTTATATCAGAAATCCTCACTAGCCCACTACACAGTGCTACAGAGTATAAGTTGTTCTTATCAGGTAAGGGTAACTTCAGAGA